TCCGGATGAATATTTCAAGCAACTCACTGCGGAGAAGATCGTCACCCGCCAGATCAAGGGCTTCCCGGTTTCCGAATGGGTGAAAACCCGGTCAAATGATGCGCTTGATGTAAATAAATATGCCTATGCTGCGGCGATCCGTGCGGGGATGAATTATCCGGGTTTCTGGGAAGAAATTGAAAAATTCATTTCAAACGGGAATAAGCCAGAGTCGGACAATGAATATGAGGATAACGAATTAGATACTAAAACTAAACCCCGAAATGATTGGTTTAGATAGCATGTCCATAAAACGTTCAGATAAAATATTGATGGGGGTGGATGATATCTGTATGTTTTTGGGTGGGATTAACCGGGATCTTTTTACAAAGCTTTTGGAAATGGGTATGCCGGTGGTGCAGTTCAACAATCGATATTATGCCCATTCCGAAAACATTGAAAATTGGTTCAAGGCCAACACTGCGCTCATCGGGAAAGATCAAAATGGATAAACCGGCATGGGCAAAAGACAATCCGGATGTTTTTTATTGTGAAAAATTTTATTGCTGGATGTTTATGGATAGATGCCGGGATCGGCAAGAAATAAAGAGCAGCCGGGGATGGGGATCTGCGGGTTTAATGCCGATATTTGAGCAATGCCAAAATTGCAAACAAGGAGAAAAAATTATGGAAGAGCGCGCCACTTATGGAAAATTAACCGAGAAGGAATGTAAACGATGCAAAAAAATCAAAGCCATAACAGAATATCAGAGGAACCATAAAGCAAAAGATGGCCACCTGGATACCTGCAAAGCCTGCATGTACGAACTGCGAACCGAAGGGATTGGGAAAAAATGGAAAGAAAGATTGAAAACGGAAGCAAATGAGGGTCCGAGTTTAGGCATTCAAGATCCATACCCGTCGAAATGGGTGCGGATGATGGAACACGATAAGGATAGCTCGGCGACGTTCAAGCCTGGGAAGACACCGGTGGAGTTAAATAATGTAAGTATAGTCGTTGATTTTAAAGATTATCCTGAAATTTATGATCAATTGAAGGATTTGGCGCATCAGGAAATAAGGAGCATTGAGCAGCAAGCGCTTTTTTATGTGATTTCCGGATTAAAAATATCATGATTTTAAAAACCATAAAAATCAAGGATTATAAGCCTCATCCGAAAAACTACAATCGCCATCCGGCAGAGCAGATCGATGAGCTGGTAAAAAGCCTGGAGCTATTTGGCCAGTTTAAAAACGTGGTAGTTTGGAATAAATTAATCCTGGCGGGGCATGGGCTCATTGAAGCGGCAAAAAAGCGGGGAGATAAGACCATTGACGCCGTGGATATGTCGAAACTGGATGAAGAAAAAGCCCTATCCCTGATGGTAGCCGACAATCGCCTGCCGGATCTTGCCATTATCGATGAAGAGCAGTTGGCAAATATTTTTAAAGAGCTGTCGGAACCGCTTGATATTCCGGGCGTGGATGAAGAGTTTTTGAATGATATCATGATTGAAGGGCTTCAAGATTTGGATGGAAGCAAAAAGGAAAAACTCAAACAAGAAAAAAAAGAAATTAAGCCATATAAAAAAGTTCACATCCTCATTTCTATGGATGTTGATACCGTATCCGATGTATCAGATATCCTCGATAAATTACAAAAAATAAAGGGAATTGAAATTGAGCAGGGATCAAACTGATAATAGTTATCTGGCCGATAAAATCGCACTTCGTCTTTCCATGATTCCACAAAAAGAAATCCTGCGCGTTATAGATGCATTCCACGGGAAGGGCACGATTTGGAAAAATATTTCAAAAAAATATAAAGGAAAAATAAGAATAACCAAAATCGATATTGAGAATAAAAATAACAATGATTTTGTTTTAATGGGAGATAATAAAAAATATCTGTCATCATTATCCTTAAAAAACTATGATGTGATTGATCTGGATGCGTATGGAGTGCCATACGATCAGCTGAAAATTCTTTTTGACAGGGGGTTTAAGGGCTTAGTTTTTGTGACATTTATTCAATCTGTTATGGGCAGATTGTCCAATGGCCTTTTGTACGATCTCGGATTCACCGGCAAAATGATTGATAAGTGCCCGATGCTACTTTGCAGGAATGGGAAAATTAAATTTTTAAATTGGTTGGGTTCGAAGGGTATAAATATGGTAACCATGAGAAGCCATTCAAGAAGATGCTATTTAGGGTTTGAAATAAAATAAAAAACCCCTGTTTCCAGGGGTTTAAATAGTAAAATAGGTTTTAAAAAACTTGAAGATCCTTTTTGATATAATAATCTTTTTTAAGCGATTTAAGAAGCCCTTCAACCTCTATTCTGAATTTCCGCCAATCGATTGTTTTTGAAATAGGGTGGTAATTCATTTTGCCGACCTTGTATAGGTCAACGAAGTCATAAGTTTTTTTGATAATCTCAATGGATTGAAGGGGATCGATGACCGGTTCAAGGCTCACCCATGTTTTGATGCCTATAGATTTTGCGACTTTAAGCGCCTCCATTCTATCCGCCGGTTCCGCCGCGTTGGGTTCCCAGCTTATAGATTTGTCTTTATCCAAAAAAGTCAAAGTCGCTCCAAATTCACATCTTCCATCAGCGCTTGCCATAATTTCAAAATCTTTGGAGGCCCGCATTCCGCCCTTGGTTAAAACCCGGACCGTGTTCCCGTTTTTTAAAAGCGAATTTAAGGTCCAACGGGTTAATTGGGCCGTTTCATCTAAAGGCTGATAGGGGTCGCAGGTGAAGCACAAAAGAATGGGACGGCGATCGCCATTGAATCTTGGGAGATCCTTTTCAAGCTGATCATAAAAGTTTTTTCGGATCGATGGATGATCGTGAAAAGAAGCTCTGTCTGTATATGTTGCCGAGGGCGCATAACAATAATTACACCCATGGGAACATCCCTTGTAAATATTCAGGGCGAGCGGGGAATATTCCGCCGCCCGCCCTTTTGGTTCGTAGATTAAGCCCATTTGATTTCCTTATTTTGATAAGTATTTTGTAATTAATTCCAAGATCAACCACTGCATTTTTTTCCTTAATTATCGATAGAAAAATGGTTTTTTATCAACTTTATAATAGCATCCGGAATCGGACGTCCTTGCTCCCATCCCTCGACCGTTCTATGAGAAACCGATAAAATCTCAGCCATTTCCGATGTGGTGAGGGCAAGAATCTTTCGGAGCTTTTGGATGTCATTCCCTTTTAATTGGTCATGATAAAACCCGGCGCGGTATCCAGTTTGAAGCTGAAGACGATATTCTCCATCACGGCAATTCATATATTTTTGATGCTCCTCTTCCGTGCCGAAATTGTCGCCATGATATGCGCGGCGGACACCCCGTTGAAAACCGATCCAGTAGTCTGCGCGGTCAGCGTCTACGGATTGGAGGGATTTTGCCATCTTCATTAGTAAGCGAAATTTTCTTTCGTCCATAACACACCTCCGTTAAATTCGTTTTTTGCTCGGAACCTCCAGGTCGCAGCCTGACTTTTACACAGAGCCTGATTGTCTGGCCTGTCGGCCCACTGAGCCATTTTTTTGTTTTCCCATTCATTGATTTCCGCAATACGGAACTCCAATTCGTTATGAGTTCTCGGAGGCGGGTATTTTTGCCTATTTATTGTGTGGCGAATTTCCCTTCGGTGGGGAATCTCCATGCTGGGCGCATCAAATTTTTTATCACCGATTTCAACTGTTTTTACACCGGCAACCAACATTTTGTCTGCTTGCCGGTTCCAGTATTCCTCGTCTGTTTCATCAAAAAATATCTGATCAAACAGCCAATCATCAATACGGGTTAGCTCACCCTCCAACTCATAGCATTTTATAAAATTCTCTGCGTATTTTAAGGCTCTTTCTGGGCTTCCTGAATATCCAATTGATATACAAATACCACGAGATGCCCCATCTCGCATAGTTTCTGCCTCTGTTTTGCCATTATAACATCTAACCCGTTTTGAATGATCAAAATGGGGCATTTTACCGCCGCAATATTCTGGTACATTGTCTACTAACCAGGAGGCCAGGGGTGAGAGTTTAGTTGGATCTGGGGTGGTTTTCCGCAACCACCTCATTGCGTTTACCCCGTTTGGCGCTGAACCATTGAGGATATTCCACGGTTCATCGTTATCATATTTTTGCACTCCATAACCGTTGGGTGCATTTTTACCTGTTGAAACTATAATCGTTTTCATTAATTCGTCTCCTTTTTTCCGTATGCATATTGTTGTTTAATTGGTGGATAATAATCTAACCCAGGCGGTAGGCCGTAGGCACACGCTGTATCGTCTGTTGGGTATTCGTTCCAAATTTTTCCTAATCCGGTGATTTTAAAATCGCCGATTTTTTCTCCGATGCGTTTTGTTCCCGCGACTATTTTAATTCGATTGTCCATTTTTCACACCCCCTTTTTTATTTTAATAATACGCTATTTGCGTAATGATGTCAAGCAAAATCGTACATAAAAAACGATAAAAAATGACTATTTTTTATAGGTAACAATCCGTTTTTCATACAAAAAACGGTGTTTCGGATATGAAAAAGCTCCATGTGCATATAAGTTATTGATAATATTAGGTTATATAAAATAATGATTAATGCTTAATAATAACCGGCCATTGGGTATATAAGCCATTAATATCATTAAGTAAACATATCAATTTAAAGCCCGTGTGATTTTCTTGGAATAGGATTATATGGGCGGGATTGAGATCGTCGATTTTAGAGCGTTTGGGAGCGTCGTTTTTTTTAAAAACGTAATTTTTTGGAAACATTTAGTGTGAGGTAAATGTTTCCAAAATCTAAAATCCAGCAAAAACCCCTTCAAACCATGTTTTAACTTTGGACAAATCATCGATATGTCCAAAAAAGCCGCGTCAAATATTATGCCAAATCAGGGTGGAGACTCATAAAAATTTTTATGAGTCTCAAAATCGTGTCAATAGGGTTTAAGTACCGGTTTAGTACCGGTTTAGTACCGGTTTAGTGTCGGTTTTCTGTTTTTGACAAAATCCAGGTGTATACTTTTATTAAAAAAACGGAGGTCATTTTTGATGCGAAAAGATGCTAAAAAAAGAGGACGTCCCAAAAAGCTTTCTCCTGAAGAAAAATCCTTTACGTCAACCCTAACCATTCCCACACCGATCAACACAATTACGCCAATGGTTCCCGGCTATTCCTCACGATCGAGAAAAAACCCGGCATGTCCCGAATGCGGAGCACACCCGGTGATCCGGCAAAGCAAGGGAAAGGGGAAAAATTATTTCCGGTGCCGCATATGCGGAAACCGGTTTGCAATTATTGAGTGAGGATACGTAATGGCGGTCTTTTCAACATGGGCAGCACTAAGAACGGCGATCCTGGACGCTTTGGCAGATTCTTTATCCGGCGAACCATGTGTTGGGGAGTTTACCAAGGGAGAGAGGACTTTGAAATACCGGTCTTATAAAGAATTAACCGATCTGTATGAAAAGACACAGTTTTTAGAAGCCTCTGAAAGCGATGGTGATCCATCAACCACTGTCAGTTATGGGATGCATCGGAGGTTTAATTAATGGGTTTTGTCGAAAGAATAGCTCCCTCATATGCCCTTCGCCGCAAGATAGCCGCCAGCCGGCTAGAACGTTATGAATCTGCTCTGATTGAGTTTAACGAAAACGAAGCCAGGCGCAATAATGTTTTAGAGCAAAGAAGTTTTGATATGGCCTCTCCGTCGCGGATGAATGCCGATTTTTTCGGGGACTCTTCCGGTGCAAATACTTCTATTCAAATGGCTGCTGGCACGCTCCGGAATCAAGTTCGTCATTTAGAGCAAAATAACGGCATGATTGCCGGCCCCATAAAGCGCATGGTCAATAATGTGGTGGGTCAGGGTATCCGGTTTCAATCGGTGCTTGTTTCCGATGAGACTTCCGGGAGATCAAGGTTCCCTAAAATTTCTGAAATAGATGCTGAGCAGTGGATTAAAGAAACCGAATGGAATTGGAAGTCCTGGGTGATGGAATCCGATTTGCGGCTGATGCAGACATTTTACGAACAGCAGCGCATTATCGAGGGCGCCTTGATCCGTGACGGCGCTTGTCTTGTCATCGGCAGAATCAGCGACCGGCGCGGCAGGTTGATCCCCTATACCGTTGAGGTTTTAGAAATCGATAGACTCCAAACTCCGTTTGAATTGTCGAATGATCCAAAAGTAAGAAACGGAATCATTTATGACAACGAGGGTGTACCCAAAACCTATCTGATTTTAAAAGCACACCCGGGTGAAACGTTTATGATGGGGTGGAAAGCGTCTGATTATGAAGAAATTCCCGCCTATTTTGATAATGGGAATCTCAAAGTAATGCATTTATTCAACCCGGTGCGGCCTGAACAGGAAATCGGATATTCCGAATTTGCATCGGGATTAAAAGATCTGCACGATCTGGATCGATATATGGAAGCGGAAAAAATGGCAGCGTTGGAAGATGCCTGCCTCACCGGTATTGTTACAACGCCTAATCCGGCAGCATTTAACAGCGCCTTTACTCAACCCGCAGGATCATCATCTGAAAGCTATCAGCGGATTCATGAATTTGCGCCGTTGAAATGGCATTATTTACGCCCTGGCCAGGACGTGGAGATTCACGGTCCCCAACGACCAAACAGTCAGTTCGCCGATTATATCAAGCAGCTCAAAAGCGGACCGGCAAACGGATTGGATATGCCGCCGGAGGTTTTTTCTCAGGATTGGGGCGGGCTGAACTATTCCAACGCCCGAACGATTTTGATCAATCTATATTCCGCCTGCATGACACGGCAAACCTATCTTCGGGATCATCTCTGCATACCGGTATGGGAAAACGTGGGTACCTGGTTTGTGATCAAAGGATTGGTTCAGGCAAGGGGATTTGACCGGCGGAAAAAAGATTATCTTGCCAGCAAATGGATACCGAGTGTTTACCGCAAATGGGTAGATCCGCTCAAGGAAAGCAAAGGCGCGGAATCCGATTTGGTTAACAACATCGATACGCTTACGGATATTCTGGCCGAGCGCGGAAAAGATTTTGATGAGCACATTGAGATCCGGGCCAGGGAGATTAAAAAAATCCAAGAGAAAGAGGAACTTCACGGAATCAAATTTCCAACAAGTTCCGCTAAGGCAGTACCCGAGAAGTCTGATGAAAACATAGAAGATGAAAACGAGAAAGGTGATGATAATGGAGAAGAAAAAAGGTCTCTTTTACGGGTTATGTAAGATCGATGCAAGGTCGATAAACGAAGCGGAAAGAAGTGTGGACGTTTCTTTTTCATCTGAAACCCCCGCTTTCCCTTATTATTGGTCTGATATGCCTCAAATCCTGGTTCATGGTGATCAGAATGTGGATCTTTCCTATCTTCAAAATTTGGGGAGCGTACTTCTCAATCATCAGCCAAATGGTCCGGGACAGCCGGTCGAAGTGATTGGAAAACCCGACAATATAAGAATTGAAAACCGTATAGGACGGGCAACGATCATCTTTGACGACGACGATTTAAGCGAAAAAATATTTAAAAAAGTTGTGAAAAAAAGCATCCGCGGTGTCAGCGTTGGGGCTACAATCCATCAGGCTATCGAATTGAAAGCCGGTGAAGACTATGAAGGATTTACCGGACCGGCAACGTTGGCGATACGATGGACCCCCAAAGAGATCAGCATCACGCCGATTGCGGCGGATGATAGCGTAGGCATTGAACGGTCAATCTCAGATGTGGCCGAAAATTATATTAAATTAACAACGGAGGAAAAAATCATGGATGAAAAAGACGTATTGGCGATTGTAAACAAGGCAATCGCGGGGCTGGCCCGGTCTGAGGATTTACCGAAAGCCGAAGATATAGCCAGATCGGTAATGAGCCAGATCGCTGAGGGTAATAAACCCAAAATGGCGATCACGGTTGAAACGCTTCAGGATCTTTTAAGCCGGGCGGGCGCTATATCTATCGAGATGAAAGCGAAGGTTGCGGACATGGCAACCGACGGGAAAACCGAGCCGGAGATTCTTAGAGCTATGACAGATTCATTTCAGAAAGCGGACGGGAAAGACTCTGGCGGGCTGGAAAACGGAACCGGGATTCCTGGGAATCAGCAAACCGTTGACCGGTCAACCAAAATAACAACCTTTAAAGATCTGGATGACAAAGTATTTTTTAACGGCCTGAACGAACCGGGATTTTCAATATAATGGCCGCGATTTTCAATATAACTATTTAGATATGGAGGTATTAAAATGACGGCAGTAAACAAAGATCCTTTTGTCTTTTCAAATAGAAAAGACGGAAAGCCCTTGATTTTCAAGGGGCTGGTTCAGGCGGGCGCTACTCAGGCGATTAAACGGGGCGAAATCTGCACCTGGGATGAAACCACTGGTTATTTTATCCCTGTAACCGCTGTTGCCGATTGCCGATATTGGCTGGCAATGGCAGCTGAGGAGCAAAAAGCATCCGGGAGGTACGACTTAACCGCTGCGCGGTATATGGATTTTTACGCCCTTCATCCCGAAGATCATTTTGAAATGCCATTGGCTGCGGCCAGGTCGTTGGCGCTTGGCGACCCCTTTACACTCACCGCGTCAGACAGCCAGAAACTAACCTACGGCGCCGGGGCGCCGGCTGTGGCTATTGCGGTATCTGATGGCCATTATCCGCAGGAAGAAGATGCAACCATAAGATCTCAATCCTATGCGGTGGTATCGTTTAACCCCGCATATACCTGGTGGGGTCAAAGGATGTCTCAGATTATGAGTCCGGGAAGAAAAGTCATTGCGGTGGCCGCAACGGCTACGCTCAAGCAGTCCGATATGTACAATTCCCTGATTCTTATATCGGGTACAACGGTTGTCACGCTTCCCGCGGTTATGCCGGGCATGGACGCTCTTTTCATCAATGCCGATGGCGCGGATCAAAGCATTGATCCCAATGCAGCGGACAAAATCAGGCTATTGGGCGCGCTTCTGGACGATGGAGACAAATTGAGCAATTCAACCATCGGCCACACCGTGCAATTGCTCACAGAGAGTGCGGACGGTTTTTGTGCGATCGCGCTTGATGGTACCTGGACGGATGGCGGAGCATAATAAACCACAGTAAATGGTATTAGTAACAGGTAATTAATTAAACAATATGGAGGATTAAGATGAGACCAATAATCAGATCAAACCTGGTGCCCATTACTGGCGGTTTGAAAATAGCAGATTTGCGAACGTTGGCGCAAAACGAACCGGATATGTTTATACACAAGGTTCAGGCAGGCGGAGAAGCCGGGCACATTCTCCTAGAGAATTTAAGGGATTTGCGCTCATTATATATGGCGCTGGCCGATGTCCCCGTGAAAGTTTTAGCAGAAATTAATGGGGTTCAGCGATCCGTTATGACCACTGCTTTTCCGGTTCTGACCAGTGCGGCAGTGGTTTCGCAGATCAACAAGGCATATCAAGCCGTGGAGTCCTTTGGAGATCAACTGGTTACTGATTTCGACGACAACAAAAAGGTAACCACTCTGACCCAGGTGAATACGCTGGATAAAAATGTGGATGAAGTCAAAGAGAGGGCAGATTTCCCGGAAGTCGGAACCTCTGAGGAAAATGTCGAGATCCGCCATCGCAAAAATGGACGGAAAATCACCTTTTCCGCAGAATCTATTTTGGAAAATGATTTGCCCGATATCGTATTGCGGACAAACGCCCTCGGCGAGCTTGCGGGCGAATGGATCGAGGAACAAACCCTTGCGCGGGTCACCGATTATTATGGCACCGCCACCACACCCGCAGAGCCATATGTATATCGACCGAACGGAACCGGAACCTCTCTGTTTTCGGCAACTGCAAACACCCCAGGTGCGAGAGCGCCATCCGGCAATCAGGTGCAAAACAATGCTTTTGTTGATGAAACGGATCTGGATGCTGCACGAACCCGGTTAGCGACCATGCTGAATGAGCGCGGCAAAAGGGTTGCCGTCCCGCGGTCTCTGATTCAAATTCTGTGCCCGGATGCGATTGTCAGCACTATCATGAAAGTCATCAACTCGGAATATGTACCCGGTGTTGAGAACGAGATTTCAAACTGGGGTCCGCGAGGTATGTGGAATATACCGGCGGCCAGAGTTGTATCCACTCCTAAACTGGATGATCTTTCACCCACTGCCTGGTATTACGGCGCGTTTAAATTACAGTTTAAGCGCAAATGGAAGATGCGGATGGAAACGGTCACCCTAGGTATGGACACTCAGGCGTATCTCAATAGCATGACGGCTTTTCAAGCGCGGTTGGCATGGGATGTGGAAATTGGGGCTACGGATTATATCTATGTAATTCAAAATTTGGCGGCCACAACTGCACCATATGATGATTAATCGATAATCTCATGTGACGATTGTAAAGAAAGATACCCGCCGGACCATGTCAATCAGATTCGGCGGGCGGGAATATTAACTCCAGGATTTTTACAATGAGAGGCTTATAATGAAAATAAAAAAGACGCTTTTAACCCTTATGGGTGTGTTATGCATAGTTGCTATCGCCTGGGGCGCTACGATAAGCCAAAGACCGGGCGGAATTGCCACTCCATACTGGTATAAGTTATCAGAAGGTACTGTGGCGAGCTATTACCTTGCCGCTCCAACCCTATCCGCAAACGATACTGCCTGCGGAATCGCAGCCACGCAAACATTAACCAATAAAACATTCACATCGCCCACGATTACATCACCTACAATTACAGGATCGGGGGCCATATCCACCAGCAGCACTGTAACCACTACAGCCGGTTTAAGTGCGGGAAGTGCGGCGGATAGTTTTTTACTTACCGATACAGTTGAGCTAACCAATGTTAATAT